AACAAAATGGTATATAAGTCAAGACCTAATTTTCCATTTTGATATTAATTTTACAAACTCTTCTACTGAATAAGACTGATTCTTTTCATCTACTATTTTGACTGTTTCTACTAAATGTGATTCACTCATAACTATTGTATTTAACGCTTTAAAACCAGCTCCTGTATAGAATGTCCCAAAGGATTCTTCTCCTAACGTATTCTCATCCCAAATGGCGTTTTTGGAATCTCCCTCTAATAATATATAGTATGTCATTTCTTCAAAATGTTATTTTTTATATAGTCTATCACATCACCCTTTGGATTCCAACCTAACATAGTATAAGCCTTTTTATCAGTATTTAATGTATGCCTCATCTCACCAGGTCTCTCTTCAATATACTTTGTAGGATAATCACCAAAAGCCTTAGCTATCTGATTTACTGAGTAGTTCTCACCTCTACCCAACTCAAATGTTTCTCCATCAACACTAGCATGAAACTCATTTGGAATTAGTAAAGACCTACCACATTTAATCAGACCATCTACTATATCATCTACATGAGTAAAGTCTCTTCGTTGTTCTCCATCACCTGTAATAGTTAAAGGTTGGTTACTATTATACAGTCTTTCAAAGATACCGATAAGCGTACAATAAGCCCCTTCAGTAAGCTGGTATTTACCATAAACATTATAGAACCTACAGATAGATATTGGTGTCTCATAAACCTTCGAATACATTTTACACAACTCTTCACCATAAAATTTGGACAACGTATACGGATTAGAATAGATGTCACCAACAACAGATGATGAACCAGCATACACTACGGGTACATTCTTACTTCTAGCATAATCTAATACATGTATCATACTATTTACATTATTTTTCATAGTATGTAATGGATTCTGTATTGATGGTAGTATCCTAGCTTTAGCTGCTAAATGATATATAATGTCTGGCTTTTCCATCTTTACATATTCTAAAGGATGTTCTTGTAAATCAACATTGTGATATTCACAAAAAGAATGTTCGTTCTCTTTTTTACCTGTAGAATAGTTATCTACAGATATCACTTCATGTTCTTGTTGATGTAGTTTTTCTATCAGATTCGAACCTACAAATCCTACTCCTCCTGTAACTAAGACTCGCATATTATTAACTCCTTTTCGTATGTATTCAATGAATTTATATGAAACTTAAATATATCATACTCCATTACACCAACTTCACCACTTTGCTGTATTATCTCTGATAAATTTACAATTGTCTGAAAGTTGCTGGCGTTTAGCATACGACAATCAAACTCGATAATTATATCATTACCCAAATCCGATGGCTTTGAGTTGCCATACATAAATATCTTTTCATCTAAGTTAAATTGGGTATCTTGTTGTTCTTCTTTTCTATACTCACTCATATAATCCGAGCCAAAGTCTAAGTATATCTTACTACACCAAGGTTCTAACTCCCTCAATAAGTTCTTATCACAATTATAAGCTACAAACCCTATATCATATTTAGGTGGTACTATCGGTTTTAACCATTCATCATGTTTTACCATGTGTCCCCACTTACGAATGAAGTTACGAGTTGACCTAAGATTCTGAGCTAACCACTCTGATGATTCTCTACCCTTCATGAAGACTTGACCTGCTGGATTCCTCATAGCACCATCCTTGAACCTACTACCTCTACAAGTCATATGGTATACGAACCCTTTCCAAGTCTGTATCGTATCATAACCAGCTAATACAAACCGATTGAATATATCAGAGTCTTCCTTGGATTGTGGAGCGTATAAAGGATCATGCCCACCTATGGCTTGAAAGTCATCCTTGTATATTGCCCAAGGTGCAAATATTCCACTACTTGTTTCGAAGTCATCGTTCTTAGTCTCTTCTAAACGATTATAGACAAAGGTTAATAACTCTTGTTCTTTAAACTCTTCAGGCTCTATACCAAAATCTTCAAGTATCTTTTCAGGACCATCTGGATGTAGTGGTGGTTCTATTCTTGTAGCAGATACAACCTTACCCCTCTCTAAATGCTTCAGTACTTCCACATCCATATTTGGACAAGCATACATATCAGCATGATATATCATCACAATATCATTGGTAGCCATATCTACTAACTTATCATACAGTATGGTATGTCCTAACCTATCGGGCCCATCGTTTCTCATTATCTTATTCATCCAATCCCAAGTACCATCATCTGAGAAATCATCAGCCCAACAAATCTCATGTTTGTATCCTAAGTTCTTTCTGATACTATTATAAGACCATTGTAGATACTTTAGATTGTTTCTACTTGGTTGTATAAAACTTATCTTTTTCATATTTTCTTTCCATAACCTTTGTAACTCTGTGTAATAGTAGTCTGGTTTAACTTTAGCATTATGTTTGTCTATGGTATATAACTCTTCTATATCATATACGCTTTCCAAATCAATAAGACTTAGTTCACCACTCTTTGTTCTAATAATATTTATCGAGACCAAATCGTAAAAGAACATTTTTTTTTCATTTACCAAAGATAATACCTTTTGATAGAAATCATCGGGAACTTTATCAAACTCTGAACCTATTAACTCTCCAAGCTCACAGACATAACCAACTATGTCATCCCCATCTACTATTAATGATTGTAGTGCTGGTGCAACCTCATCAAAGAACCCAGCTTCAAGAGCTTTTACAAAGTTCTCTCTACGACAATAGTCCTTATCAAATATCTTATAATAAACATCATCCCCCTTTAAAACCATTCTACCATGATTTACACCATCAACAACCCTACCAGCTTTGTTTAGTATTACACCAAGAGAACCTAAATCTATATCTTTTAAATTTATTCTATTCATATCCAAATTCTTTATACTCCATGTCTTTAGAGGATAAAGTCACCTCATCTTTGTCACTCACATTCCAGTTAATATCTATGTTCTTATCATTCCAAATAAATCCTCTGTAATCTTCTGGCATATAATATTGGTCTGTTTTGTAATAAACTATTGTATCATCTTTTAATGTTTTGTATCCGTGAGCAAATCCTCTTGGTATCCATAACTGATGTTTGTTTTCTTCGCTTAAATCAGCAGATACCCATTGTTTAAAGGTATCAGAGTCTTCTCTAACATCAACTACCACATCTAATATAGAACCCTTAATACAACTGACAAGCTTAGCTTGATAATACTTTTCCTGATAATGCATCCCCCTTACTGTGTTCTTCTTTGAATTGTATGCTACATTATCTTGTACAAAATTATTTGGAAATTCTAAAGAGCTCCATCTTTTAGAGTTATAACCTTCATAAAGATAACCCCTATTGTCATAAAATACATCTGGTATAATTAAAAATACACCCTTTATTGCCAATTCTTGAATTTTCATGTTAATCTCTACAAATATGATATTATGCTTCTCAAATGAGGATTCATAATATTATCTACTTTTAATAACTCTTTTAATTGATACATACTCAGCCATATAAAGTTATCTGGTATTTTTGAAACATCATTCGTTTCTACAAGCATATTTTTTACTCTCTTTTTGTAAAACCTTCCACCATCTTCTGGATACCAATGTTCGAACTTAACTATACCTTTTTGTTCATTACCATCAAAGTATTCTGAGAATAAAGGTTTTCTACCACTATGAAGTTTATTTAAATTATCATAAGTTACCTGAAGAGTAGGAGACAATAAAACCTCACCATAATTACCTGGTTCAAACTTAGCCTCTATGAGATAAAGTGGAGTTCCTTTTGTATCTAATTGTCTAACTAACCCAACAACACTAGCTTCAGTTCCTTGGTCTACCATTGGTTGATTCCAACCTTTACCGGACTCTCTAATATTGGTTTTAGTCTTAACACCTATAACTTTGAAAAATCCACCAGTTTTGTGTTCAAAGTTTCCGGTTTTGTCATTGATACCCCAACCATCATTTACATCATTCAAATTAATCTCTGTAACTTCTGCTGGTAAATTGTCTTTTATATTCTGCAACCAATTTAAAACATCACTAATACTTCCATCTGAATTTATACATTCTAAAAAATGGTCTAGTCTTTGTTCCACATTATCATCTATTTCTTCTATCAGATTCAATATCTGACTCTTTAATTCAATCGACATACTTCTCCTTATATATTTTTATATTATCTTCGGATGTTTTATTTGTGTTGATATCAGTTTTTACATATTCCACCTCATAATGTATATCACCAAAATCTATTTTTTTACCAAATATATTTACAACCTCTTCGATAGTTATATCACCATTAGATCTTAAAACCTTTGTACCATTCTGATTAGCATTAACCGCGTCTAAAATATCTTCGTATAAAATATAATTCATAATCGTATTCTTTGTTACAGCCACATCATCTCCACTTATTATTTTTTGAAATGTATTCTTTTTCATTTCCTTTCCTAATAATCCAGATGGTCTTAATATTAAATATTCATCACAAAGCTCTTTTACAATTATTTCTGATAATCTTTTGGTTACTCCATAGGGTGAATCTTTCGCCTCATCAATAGATGATATATAGACAAATTTTTTATGTGGAATACTTATTAAATCTCTTGTTAAAAAAACATTATCTTTAAATAAATCTAACCCAACATTACTCCAATTAGAATGCTGAACAGAACCAGCACAATGTATTATCAAATCATATGATTTGTATGCATATCCAGAACCATCTGGCGCCCAATTCTTTTCTTTTGGAAAATCTTTCACATTACTTCCTCTAACAAATTCGTCACACTCTGAAAATTGTTTTGAAAGCCATTTTCCTAATCCACTATTTACACCCGTAATTAAAACTTTCATTTTTTATCCTCTGGAAAAACTTCTATACATAGAACATTACTATCGTTAATAATTAACATTCTACCATCAACAGTAGACATCTTAGTATATTGTCCTTGTTTTATTGTTTCTGGCATTATACCAGAAAAGGTTCTTTTTATCCCATCTTTAAAATGTATAATTTGAGTTACTGACTCACATTCTAAAAAATAACTTGTACTTATAGATGGTTTTAAATCAGTTTTATTTGATTCATTCATACTATTCCTCCATAATATCCACCAATCTTAAAGGGTATCTTCATATTAATTGATGTATGTTCACTTGGTTTATATCTTGATTTGGGTATAACTCTAAAATCAAAACTTACTCTTGTTATAGATGTTTTATTTATTTTATTCCCATGTGTTAAAAAACTACCACGCCATTCAGTGCATTCTCCGTAATCAGATTCAAATGGTGTATAATCCCCCTTATCTTCTTCTGTTTCAGCCCATAATGTATTTGTTCCATACGATTCAGTTAGAGGAACAAAGTAATTTAATTCTCTGACTTCTTTAGCCCATTTTTCATTTCTGTAATGTTTATCCTTATGAAATTCTCCAACAGCTATGTTATTAGGTAAATGTATTCTTATATCTGGAAGTTCTTGATAAATTATCTCTTCTCCAAACCTTGGCTTTATAACATCTTCTAAAAATTTTAAATATAAATCTTTGATAGAAGAATCCTCTCTCCATCTTTTGTAATAAATTTGATTCCAATGCATATACATATCTTCTTCTCTTGTCAAAACAGGATATTTTTTTTCGTTATGCAAAGTTGTTAAATCATCAGTATTTAACCACCTACAAAATAAAGATTTAAAATCATATTTTTTTATATCATAATTGAATTTAAACATAATTTTCTCCTTGCAAATCGTGTATTTCGCCTGTATTTTTATCGGTTATTTGCATCTTTTGTCTATTTTTTATGTGGTGTGCTAAATTACAATCTTCCCAAGCCTTCTGTCTTAACTCTTCAAGTTTTTGAGGTGGTATTGATGTATTTATCATATTTGCCTTAGTCCATTGCATTTTATCAATATCGTAGTCTTTCGGAAGTTGTCCATTATTCATAACCTGATCGAACATTGGTGTTCCTGGCAATGGCATAACCAAAAAGAAGTTTGAAGCATCCAATCCATAAGTCATATTTTTTTTAGCAAAATCTACAGTTTGCTTTATTTCTTTCTCTGTTTCATCTGGAAAACCTACCATATAATTTGCTGCTACTCTCATACCTACTCTTTTTATTTCTTTTACTAAATTCTTAACATCAAAATCTTCAACTTTCCATTTATTAGAACACCATTTTTTTACTATTCTATGATTAGCTGATTCAAACGGTAGTACAATATCCCTAAACCCAGCCTCAGCTAATAATTCAATCACTTCTATATCTGGTTTACCTTTTTTAGTAAGATGAATTACATTAACGCCATTTACATCTAATATTTCTAAACCTAACCCTATAATCTTTTTTAACATTTTTATGGCTCTTCTCTTCATACCAAATATCGAATCATCCTCAACAAATACTTGTTTAGCTCCTATAACATCTCTCAAATATATTAACTCATCCAAAACTCTCTCATCTGATTTTATTCGGAATCTACCTATCTCTCCACTCAATGAACCCTTAGTCTCATCTGCTATATGACAATACGAACAAGCAAAGGGACACCCTAAAGAGGTCATCATGGATACATATCTTAATTCCTCATCATCTTCAAAGTGACCACCATGTGGTCTACCAATTTCCCAATATCTTTCATTGGGTAATAAATCCCAAGCTGGCATCGGTAGCTCATCTAAATTCATAATCACTCTCCCTAAATGAGAAGTGTTAATGGTTTTTTCATTTTTTCTGAATAATATTTTTGGAACTGAACTCCAATCTCTGCTACCACTTCTATAAACTTTCATGATTTCTTGAATAGTAAGTTCTGACTCTGAAGTACATACCATGTCAAAACCAGCATCTAAAAATACATCATATCTAGCTCTAGCATTTACACCACCAGAGAATAATATCTTTTCAGGAAAATGTTTTTTTATTAAACGACAACAATGTAGAACCATAGTTTCTTGTAAAGAAAAAATTGATGTAATCCCAATAAAGTCAAAGTCTTTTGCCACATTCAAAATTCTTTCATCTGTAACTCCAGTTCTTAACAATCCAGTTTCTAGTTTTGTAGGATTGAAAAAGAATTTGTTAAAATCATCATCGTCATTACCGACACAAGCATCGTAAACCTCTACATCAACACCTATATCTCTCAAAGCTCCGCCCAACATTGGATATGCTAGTGAACCATTGGGTTTGCATAAAGTATCAGACCAATTTTGTTCCGGTGGGTATAAAAGTAAAACTCTTGGTTCGTTCAACACTTATTCTAGTTCCCCTTCGTAGTTACCCTTCAAATATTCTATGAAAGATTCCGGTTGTTGTGATAATTGTTCTCTTACATCTTTATCTATTAAATGATTCTCATCCATAATTTCTGTTAACTCTACATTAAGTTCTTTTGCTTTTTTTCTATCAACTCTGGTAATTCTATCTCTGGAACCAGCGTAATGGTGGTAAACTAAATCATCGTATATCCCAAAATATAATGAATGCAAATTAATTTTATTAGACCTTTCTAAAGCGTACCAATCTACATTACTTTCTTTAAACCATTTAATAAGTAAACCCCACCAGTTTGAGTGCCCATCCTCTGACATCTCTCCCATTGCTAAATCCAATCTTTGGTTTAAATACTCTCCACGAAAAGCATAGAATGCTGGATGCGGTGCTCTGTAATTCAAATCCCATTCATGTTGTGGTTCGTGAATAGCAATGAACTTCTTATCTTGTACTTTGTTAACGAACTCATCAGTTATATCATCAATAAAAAAAGCGTCTGAATCAATTCTAATAACAATATCTTCAGGTTTTAAATTTTGTTTTATAACAGGAAAAATATGTCTATTACCGTCTGTTGGGTGGTAGTTACCACCTTTATGTATATGCCTACCTTTTTCACGAACTTCAAAATAATCGTAACAGTCTTTTCTTTTTTCATATACATCGGGATTCATATGTGAAAATATAGCATAACTTTTATATGGTACTTTTATATGTTTTTTAAACGACTCAACTTGTAAATCAACCCAATAATCATTTTTAAAGTGTAAAGTATATATATGTATCATATTAAAATCTTCCACCCTCTGGCGCATTGCCTCTAGGATATTGTTTTAGTTTTTCTAAGTTATCGATTCCAGGATAAGTATCACCCATATATTCACAATCTTTATAAATTGCTCTGACTAAATCATGGTCTATACTTTCCTTTAAACTTTCAATCATAATTATAGGCAATCCTAATTTATGTGCGTGGTGATAAGACTCATCGTGGTGGTCAAAAAATCCATACTCTTCCCAATTATCATACAAAGTAGAATATTTATTCATTCCTTGAGAGTCTGAAAAGTAAAAATATTCCAAACATCTAGGTCGATGCGTCATAAAATTTGCATTCCACGGAAAGTAGATACTGCCATCTCTAGGATAATGTTCTAACACCAAATCTGACATAAATGCTTCATCAAACCTCGATGATATTACCCAATCATATTCAAAATTATTTTCTTTTTCAAATTCTGATTTTAATTGTATAACTTGTTTAAATCCATACCACCTACTAACTTTGTGGTTGAACCTTGTACACCACTTATCTTTTGTAGATTGTTTTTTCATTTTAGGTTTAAAATCAATTTGCTCTGAATATTTTGATTTTTTTGGTTTATATATCTCATCAAGTCTATCTTCATAATCAGTAGACCAACTGAATATAAATACATCAACATTATCATTAACATCAAATAAATGTTTTTTATAATGTTCATATCCTATCCTATAATCAATATCTCGTTCCCATGTATAAGACCTTTTATTAGTATATAAAAACCCAACAGGTCCAGATAAGCACAATGCTGTTCTCATAAAATTTCTCCTAACTTATATTTTAATTTATTAATATCCACATCCCAAGGAGAGTTCATCCCACCTGAGATTGATAAAGCATTTTCATCGCTTGATTCCTCTACACGACCTACAAATTTGGTATCTTCAAACATATGTAAATTTGTATGATTCA